AGGCGACCGACACGATACCTTACGTGCTTTATGAAGTATTCCTGGAGGGGATTCTTGGTAAAGACGTTGCTAGTGCGTGGCTAGCCCTATTGCGCGACCGAGATTGGTTAACACCTTTGTGGGACTACTATCGAAAGGATAGCAGGACCGGAAAGGTGAAGACCTTCAGCAAACGCATTAAAGTCAACGGGTCCCATACCGTAAGGTATGGTACCGGTCAACCGATGGGGGCGTACTCCTCTTGGGGAGCGCTGGCTTTACTACACCATGGTGTGGTTCAGTACAGTGCTTTCCTTGCAGGGTTATTCCCTTTTTCGGATTACCGGGTACTCGGAGACGATATTGTGATTGCTGGGAAGGCCGTTGCAGAGAAGTATCTTCTCGTATGTTCCCAATTAGGGATTAAGATCGGGTTACCGAAGTCCTTCACGTCAAGTGAGGGCTTCTTTAACTTCGCTTCTCAGTCCTTTCTTGGAGAACAAAATCTGAGCCCTTTCTCCCTCGCAGACGAACTTGCATCGAACACGGCCAAAAGCCGGTTTAATGCGGTTTATCAGGCGATGGGGAGAGGATACTTAGATCCCGAGGCAGATAACTTCTTTGCCAGGGTTCTTCGTTTCGCGTTGACTCCTTCCCTTACCAAAAGGGTGGAGTTGGCACGCCGATCAGGGATAGTTCACAATGCTGTGCATTACGTCTCAGGTTTAGTCTTTGGGGCGCTCCTCTCTGGCTCGAAAGCCTTTGTGGAGAGCCTCCAAGAACTTACAGCTATAGAGATTGGTTCAGGGCTGGTGAGCCCTGGGCTACCTCTGTTCTGTATGAGCCTGAAACGCTTTGCTCAGAGCAGCGTTAAGGATATTGGAGATTCTTACGCCGGTCTTCGTGTTTATCAAGGCCTTGTACTCGCAGAGTACAAGTCAACCCTTAATAAGCTCGAAGCTCGGATTAAGACTTTGCAATCCATAGTCTCCCTGCCCTTCGTCTCGAAGGTGTACTTAGCTAGTATTAAATCCATTAATATTAAGCGAATACACGCCGAGTTGAAGGAGAAGTACGAATCTGCGCTTTCCATGCTGGAATGGGCTGACATTGATTTCAGTAGAGATACTGTCCTCAAGCCAGACCGAGACCTCGACATGATCTGCGAAGAAGTCGGCCTTCCTAGGTGGACTCTGGATTTCAAAAAGTGTCCAAAAGTTGTTTTCCCTGATGATGTGATCCTTGGGGATCGTACTTATAAGATTGACTCTTATTCGTCCGAGTTCCTTGGGACACCACATACTCAGCGAATGCTTCTAGAGGACACTGTCTCCGAAGTGACAACACTGTCTAAGACTCTCCAGGACCTCAAGTATGACCCAACTGCAGAGTTGTGTCTTACCGGAGGCCCTTTAGACGCCTTGGTCATTGCAGAGCTTAAGGATGCTATGTCTCAGCCTCATGTGTCAGAAATGACACCTGAAGCTAAGGCAAAACATCTTTCAGATATGCGTGAACAGTTTGTCACTCAGTACCGAAAGGCGCTAGAGCGGATGAAAGACAAGTTGTTGGAAATCAACAAAGGTCTTGAGTCGTCTAGCATTTCGATACTGCTTCCGCGCCATAGTCACGAATCTGTGCGTGATTTCGATCGATCGTTGATATCTATCTTGGATATAGCCCTAAAGGCTAGAAAACAAGACAGAATACCATCGATGTTCGCCTTCTCTTAATAGAGAAGAGGTCAGAATTAAGCTCCACTGATTTTCAGTGAAAACCCAAGACTTAC